ATATGTAGCAGTTAAAGTGTGGTTATAATAGCCATACTTGAGGTTATAACGACCTCTCCTCAATTTTGAGGGCAGCTTTATTTTTTAGCTCCATAACTCAACTGTGGATATATCACCATAATTCAGTTGTTGCGATATCGAAACAGTTAAGGTGTTCGTGTTATGCGAATGCTTTTAGGTATGGTCATAATGACCACGCCTTACTTCTTCGCACCAAATCCGCGTTGGTCTATTACTCTTGTTTTATAACTGTGACAATCACGGCATAACGGCTGATGATTACTTTCGACCCAGAACAACGGATCGGCTTGCCCGTTCTCTACCGGCTTGATATGGTCTATCACGGTTGCCGCTGTGTATTTCCCTTGCGCTAAGCACATCACACAAAGGGGATGATGCTTTAAGTATTGTTCGCGGTATTTGCTCCATTTATGGTCGTAACCGCGGGCGCTACTGCTTGGGCGGGTGTCCTTGGGCTTATGCGCCTCACATCGGCCTGACTTGACTTTGTTTCGGCAACCGGGAAAGGTGCAACGTCTTAACGGTTGGTATGGCATCGGTTACTAAATCCTTAGTAAACGCATGGCTCTCGATACACGTCCCACAAAGCGGAAATCGTCATCGGCGCCGGTTTAAGGTTGGCTAAGTCGGTGACGGCTTCGCGGTTGGTGTAAAGGTAAGCGATATACATTAAGCAACCGACCTTAATCGCCGGAGTAAAGGGAACGGTTTGCTCTGTCTCTTCCTCGCCAAAGGTTTTGCCGATATGCTTGCGACAGACTTCCAATGCGGTGCTCTTGTAGGCTTCCAATAATTCATCGTCCAAATCATGATCCAGATTTAAATGCCGTTTGATTTCCTCAAGATTTAAATCAATATTCGCCATGCGCTTCTCCTTCCTTACACATCAACTGCAATTCTCGATGCGCTTCCATGCTGTCAATCACCGAATAAATATCAAATAGGCGATTGCCGTATTTCACCCGCATATTGCGCGTGACGCCTTCAAGGTAGCGAATACGAATGCGGATAATGTTTTCCCCCATTTGGAACGGGCCGCTAAAATACTCGCGCCCCTGTAACGGTTCTACGCTTGCGCGCACGGTCGCAACATTTTTCCAAACGGGCTTATTCTCGCCGTATTGGTTGTTTTCCCGCTCGCGTTTATAGTTTCGTTCTTGGAGGGTGATCGCTTTGTTGTACTTGCCGGCTTTAATCATGATTGCCATCGCTTGCCCCCTGTCCTTGTTCATCACCGCGTTTAACTTCTACGGTTTGCTTCCAGGCTTGGCTGAATTCATCTCCACCATCGTAAGGCGGTAAACCTTCACGGCGGCGCACTTCGTTCGGCGACATCACGCCCGCTTTAATTGCCACGTCGTAACTTTTAAATCGTTCGCTTTGACTGGTGCGCAATAAGTCGCTGGTATCAAACTCGATTAAGTAACGTTTCTTGCTGTTGCTACCTAAATCAATCATCAAGGCATCTTTTAGCTGTTGTTCAAAATTGGTTAGCCAAGGGCGCAAGGTTTGCGACAAAAAGGCACGGCTAGCTTCACTGAAATTCGCGTAGCTACTGTTCGAATAGTCTTGAAGGAAAATCGGACTAATGTTAAAGATCCGCGCAATATCGGAAATGGTGAACGTGCGGCTTTGTAACCATTCCGCATCTTGGTTCGTCATGCCTAATTGCTTGTATTCCATTGAGCCTTCAAGAATCGGCGTTTTTCCCGCGTTTTTCGCGCCTTTGAAGCGTTCAAGGGCTTTCATTGCCTTTTGCCCTTTGGCTTCGTCTAACCATTCGGCCGTGGTGATTAAGCCGCTTGCCATTAAGCCGTTTTTCATAATCGATGAACCGTGCCGTTGTTGGGCCAATCCTAACCCCACCGTTTCCCGGCAAATCGTCACCGGCGAACGCCCCATAAATCCATCAAGGGAAGAATGGCGCAAGTGGAGGATTTCGTCTTGAAGGTAATTTTTGCTGTTGCCGTCTAAGTCGGTAATTTGATAGAGATACTCGCCGCCGACTTTGCGATAAATATTCACCGCACTTGGCTGATACGGCGTTAAGCTTATCGGTTCACCTTTATGGTTCCATTCAATCACCGCGTAGGCATTGCCGGTTAACAGGCAATGGCGCATCATGGTGTATTTGAACTGATAAGGGGTTTGGCTACGGTTTGGTATTTCGTTGAGCAAATATTCCACCGGGTGACGGTAAACGCGCTCGCGGCCATCTTCTTTCAATGAATACAGATAGCAAGGCATACTCGCCACCGCTTCGGCGATCACCGTTACCGCATTCATCACCGCCGGCAACGCTTCCGCCGTTTGCGGGCTGACAAATTCTCCGGCACCGGTATTGGACGCCCCCATATAGGACAAAAGCTCGTCAATGGTAAGCGGTGCGCTACGCTGTTCTTTGCGTCTAAACGGGTTCCACATACTACGCTCCCATCACATCAAGCCACCGGTTTAAAAGTGCGGTAGATTGGCCTTGTGTTTTTTCTTTGGCGGCCACCATCGAACGCTTGGCGATTTCAACACTACTTTCCGGGTAAGCAGGAATACTGGTTACGGTAATTTCGAACAGATCCGCTTTTGTCACTGTTCTTTGGTAAGGCTCGACGTCAAAATTCCATGTTTCTTCTTTAGCCCAAAAGCCGAAAGACATTCCGGTAATATCGCCGCGGGCAACGCTGACTAACAAATCGCGGCCTATTGTGGTATCGGGCGGAGTCAATTCAAAGCGTAAACCGGTCGCGTCTTCTTCAAGCTTTAAAGTCCCTGCGCGCGTGCGTCCCAGTAATTTGGTGTGGTCGTGCTCAAAGAGTGCGCGCACATCTTCGCCGCTCGCTAAACTTTCACTAAAGGCATTCGGCGCAAAGGATTCGACAAAATCACAGTAAAGCACTTCGGAAGGGCTGTTCCATTTCACCACATAACCGACCAGCTTTTGATTGTCGTCATCCGTTGAAAGCGTCGCGGCGCGGATTTCAAATTCTTTATTCATCATTCACCTATTAAGCAAAAAGGGGCTTACCGCCCCTTATGGTTTATGCTGTAGTTTCGATTAATTTAATCGCGTTGGAATCCACCACGCCGCCACCTAAATATTTGTCGGTGTGGACTTTATAAAAGCCCGGCTCCGTCAAATTGTCCGGACGGGTGCGCACGCCGGTTTCATGATCTACGATAAAGTAACCGCGCTTGAAGTCACCAAAAGCTAAAACCGCTTTATTCACGCCGCTGGTTGGCATGGTTTCCAAAAAGTAAACCGGACGGCCTAACAATGTCGCCGGCGCATCAACGGTTAAACCGTCGCGCCAGATATAATCGCCGTTTTTGTTTTTGAGTTTTTGAAGCACCGCCGCAATTGTGGAAGACATCACCCATGCCGCATTCTTGCGGTATTTGCTATGCAGCGTATAGAACAAGTCGATCAAGGTATCCGCATCGATTTTCGCCGCACCGGCCACTTCGATTTTTTGCAGTTTGCCAAAGGCGCGTACTTTGTCGTTTTCGGTTGTGCGTTCATAGCTCAACAAGCCTTTTGCTTTTTTGACGCCGTCACCGGAAGTTAAATCTACTTCTTCGGTTTCGGTAAAGGTTTCGGCAATTTCGTCGGTTAACCAATTCAACACATTAATACTGGAGAAGTCCAAAATTTCCTGCGTGGTTTTTGGATAAGCGTAGATAGAATTTAATGCAATGGTGACCTCGTGCAGTTTCGGGGTTACCGTACCGTTACGCGCGACGCCTTCTTCACCATGCGCCACCCCCGCGCCGCCAGCGGACACTAATTTTTTGTATTCTTTCGCACCAACCGGCAAGCGAACCACATTACAAAGTTGGCGCATTACGCTGTCATCGGTTAAGCGCTTCATAACGTCTTTGTCTAACTGCGGAATCACGGAATAGCCGCCGTCCTCGCCGCTTGTCGTGGTTAAATTACGCAGTTCACCGGTTTTAATGTAATGGCGCAATTCGTCATTGGAGAATTGTTTTACACTACGATTCTCCACCGGCACCGCATTGGCGTTAAGGCTGCGTTCTTCATCGGCAACCGATTCATAACGGGCGATTTCGTCACTCAATTGCTTAACCAAATCTTTCAACTTTTCAAAGTCAACGTTTTCGGTTTCGGTCAATGAGCGGTTTTCTTGTTCCGCTTTGTCTAACATAGCGCGCATTGCCGCCACTTTTTCCGCCTTTTGTTGACGGAGCTCAATTAATTTTTTAAACATTTAACTTTTCCTTAATCGTCGTAACGAATACCAAACAATACCGTAGAGGAAATCCACGCCGCTTGTTCTTCGTCGTAGTCGTATTTATAGCCTTTTAATGAAATAGCCGTAAGTGAATTGAATTCGGTATCACGCAAAGCAACTCGCACCATCTCCGCAATATCGTCTAATTCACCTTCGCCGGAATAAGGTTTCAAATAGATGGCAATATTCAAAAGCGCGTCAAATTCACTATCGCAAACGGTGATTTCTTCCGCGTTAATATCGTCAATGTAAACTGAAACAGCCGGGCACTGCTCTGCCGGATTAAGCGCAACTAAACGACCATTAAAAAAACGGCTTACTTTATCTTGTAGCAACGGTTTTAACGTACCGATCACTTCGTTTCTAATTTGTTCATGAATAAGCATTTAAGCCCCCTTTTCATCTTAATTAAGACGGCTCACAATGAGCCAATACAACACTATAAGCATATAAAAAGAGGAGTAAATAGCCTAAAATTCAATAGGTTAGATACGTTGAGTTGCGTTGAGTGGGAGATTTTTAACTGATTAAATATTAATCAATTAAAAGATAGGAGGAGATTTTTTATTCGGTACCTATTATTTTTTAAAAGTGAATACTAGTGAATACCTAGTGAACACTAAAAATAAAGTATTCACTTATATAAATATATAATATATAAGGAGTTTTTATAGAAAAACTTTGAAAAGTGAATAGGTGAACACCTTTTATAAAATTTTAAACACTTATTTAAAGCTTATGGTAATATCTATGCCAATCTTTAAAACCG